CCACGCGTCCCGCACCTGCGTCCCGCCGAGGACCTTGGTCACGGCATCGACGGCCTTCGCGTGGTTTCGCGGGTAGCCCTGAACCGGGTACTTGCGCGGGTCGTCTGGGCGCTTCTCCCGCGTCGTCACGGTCTGGCCGTTCCTCTTGCGGATGGTCCGATCGACCTTGTCCTCGTTGGGAACGTAGTAGTCCTTGTGCTTCTCGTACTCGGCGCCGGTCTTCCCCGACTGCGCCCACTGGATGGCGTGGTCGGCCGCCTCGTTGTTCGGGAAGCGGGCCTTGCCCGTGGCACTGTCGCGCTGCACGAAGGTGTTGTTCGGGGACGTGGCCGCGTTCGCAGCGGCCTGGACGGCCAGGGTGACGCCGTTCTTCTTCGCGGAGTGCAGCAGCTCGTTGCGCGGGGTGCGCGAGCCATTGCGGGTGAACTCCTTCTCCGGCGCGTAGAACGAGTCGTGGTGACCGCCCTCGGTCGCGTACGCCTGGTCGACCTGGGCCGCCAGCGCCTTGTGCGCCGAGTCCGGGGTCACGCCGAACTTCGCGGCCGAGCGCATCACGCGGGCCTGCTCGTGCGGGGCGAACTCCTCCCAGCGCCGCGGGGTCGGCATCATGTCCCGGGTCGGGTTCATCGTGTGCTGGCCGTGCCAGACATCTGAACCCGCCGGGCCCTCCAGTTCCTGCTGACCGTGCAGGTTCGGGGAGTGGTCGCTGTACCCCAGCGTCCGGTACAGGTGCTTGATGGGGACGTTGTCGTACGCCTTGCCGACCTGCTGGCGGATGCCGTCCATGCGGCCGACCGGCGGGTTGGTCTTGCCCGTCGGGTTGGATGCCTCGAACGTCTCACGCTTGGCGTTGGCCTCCTTGACCTCCGCGTTGTACTTGCGCGTATCCGCACCCTTCTGGGCCGGTGTCTTCTTCGCGGCGGCCATCGGCCTACCTCCACTGATCGGGTGAGTTGTACGGGGATGCGGATGGCAGGAGCTTCTTCAGCCGCTCGCTGCGCACGGGGTCGATGTCGGCCATCACCTCGGCGACGCCGTACTTCTCCTGGAGCGCGCCCATCTCGGCCGGCGAGAGCGCGGCGTTCTTGCCCATGTGGGCCAGGCGCTCGGTGACGTCGCCGCTGGCAGTCCACTTCAGGCCCTTGGCCTGGTACACGAGGCCGGCCTGCGGGTTGACGCTCCCTGCGTCCGGCCAGAAGTAGTCGGACCGGTCGATGACGTCGTGCTTGTGGACGCCGCGCTGATAGCTGCGGTCGGTCAGGCGCTTCTGCACGCCCTGCATGAGCCGGTCCTGGCGGCGGTCGTTGATCGTGCCGAGGTAGCCGTCGGGGTACTCCGCCGAGGGCGTACGGGCGCCCATAGCAGCGCGCCGGGCGTCCAGCGGGTCGCGGAAGGTGAGGCCGTCTGTTCCGGCTCCACCGTTCGCGCGCACTGGAGCGCCCGGCTGCCCGATGCCCATCGGTGGCAGGTACTGCCAGTTACTGGACATGGTGGCTACCTGCTCACATGCCCTGGCGGTACTGGCGACGCAGGTAGAAGTCCCGGTTGCCGAGGGCGCTCGGGACGGTGACGACGTTGCGCTGGACCACGCCAGCCTCGGCCGCGTTCGCCGCGTACAGGGTCGCCGTCGGCCGCAGCGAGGCGCCGTTGCGCTCCAGGACCGTGGGGCGGTGGCTGGCCGTCGCGGACTCCAGGAAGCCACCCTTGGCCTGGTTCTTCTTCGCCACGGACCGGCCCTTGATCGGCTTGGCCACGTTGGCGAGCCGGGAGGCGTCGGTGCCCATGGTCGGACGCAACCCCGGGTTGTCCGTGGTCACGATGTCGCTCTTCTTCTTCGCCACTGCTGGCTCCTTGGGTTAGCCGCCGAGGGTGCGGTAAGGGTTCTTGTCGATCCACAGACGGCTGTCGTAGGTCTGCGAGGAGGCACCGTTGAGAGAAGGAGCCGATCCTCCGCCGATGCGACGCCTGTCGTAGTCCTCGGATCCCAGACCGTTAGAGGAGCCGCGCACCTGGGTTTCGTCGAATACGGAAGTCGGGGTAAACCGCTTAGTACGGATCGGCTGCACCGTCGGATACTTTGTCTCAAATGCACCCGTCGAGAACGAGCTGTTCCGCCCGTCCGACACACCATTCATTTCTCCTCCACTGGATCAAATCCAGTGTAAAGACGAGAAGGGAGTTGATTGGAACGTCAGCGGACGATGATACGCAGCAGAAGAGCGGAGATATCCCCGGCATCCTGCGTGGTCACCGTGGTGAATCCCGGACGGCAGTCGAGCATGATTCCACGGGGCGCGACGAAACTGTTGGCGATGGCGATTGCCTTCAGTGCCTGGTTCACCGCGCCGGCGCCGATGGCCCGGAGTGCGACGCGCTTACCGTCGTAGACGGCGTGCGAGAGGGCGCTGGCCACGCTGGCGGCGCTCGAAGAACTCTTGACGCGCAGGACGACCTCGTTACTGGTCCCCTCGTCGTCGTACTGGACTCCCATTGGTGACTCCTGTGTGTCCGATTCTGATCACAATTCGAGAATACGGAGACGCGGGAACCTTGTGTTAATGACAACAGGCCCCAGGGCGAGAACTCCTTCACCTGGGGCCTGCTGCGCCTCTAGTTGTTACTCCGGGGCGTACCAGAGGTGGATTTCCTGGGCGGGAGGCTTTTCGAGGTAGCCCTTGGCGCGGGCGAAGAATTCCGGGTCGTCCCGGGAGTGGCCGAGCATGTCATTGCAGGGCCGGCACAGGAGACCTCGCACGAGCAGCGATTTGTGATCGTGGTCGACCGAGAGGCGCCGGGTTGCCCCGGTGGCTCGCCGGCAGATCGCGCACTTCCCGCCCTGGGCGGCGTACAGGGTGTCGTAGTCCCCGTCTCCGAGTCCGTACGTGGTCTGTACGCGCTTCTCGTGGGCGACCCTGCTGCGCCGCTCCTTCTCCTCGCGCCAGTGTGTGGCGCACCGCGGTCCGGGATTGGGCGCTTTGCGCTTGCTCCCGGGCTCACAGTCCTTGCAGGGTTTGGGGGTGGTCACGCGAGGTGCAGGATCTCGCGGACCTTCGTATTAAGGTCCTCCAGCGTTCCGTTGTTGACGATCGTGGCGTCGAACCACTGGTCCGGAAGGCCCTGCTCGCTCTTGTGGTCATTGGCCGGCTCGGTGCCGGGCCGTTCGATCTTGATGAGCAGGCCCAGGCGGGAGTCGATGGCGTGGTGCTCGTTGACGAAGCGCACATCGGTGAAGACGTACCGCTTGTCCTCCTCCAGGTTCTTGAAGAGGGAGTTGACCCACACGTTCTGGTCGATCATCTCGCGGCCGACCTCCGTCCCGAGGACCTGGAGCATCCGGCGGATCTCCTCGTAGTCGCGCTTGGCCTTCTCCCAGCCGTGGCGGTCCACCAGGTCCTGGACTCGCTGGTCGTCACCGGAGGGGTGGAAGAGGATGACCGGGTTGAGGACGTACAGGGCTTCGCGGAGCCGGTCAGCGAAGGCGACGCGGGTGTAGCCGTACTTCTCCAGGGTCTTGGCGACGGTGTCCTTGCCGACTCCGGCATGGCCGTGCAGGCCGATGTACTGCGGGAGCCAGGACAGGACGATCTCGGTGTCGTCATCGACGGGCGCGGTGGAGGTGTTCACTGGTCGGTGTCCTTCGGTGTGTAGGGCGTGGGGTTGAGCGGGTTCTTCTTGATCATGGGGATGTCCCCCAGGGCCCGGCGCGCGGTGTCGACAGCGGCGTTGCGCTTGTTCTCCAGGTGCACCAGGGTCTGGAACTGTCCGTGCCACCTGCCGGTCATCCAGTCGGTCTTCGCGATGAGCGGGGAGACCTTGGCGACGAAGTCGGCGACGCGGTGCTCGGTCCTGGACAGTCGCTCCTCGATGTCCCGCCGGTGTTTGCGTTCGCTGAACAGTTGGAGGGTCGCCTGGTCGAGCTTGGTGCGCAGTTCGATCGCGCACCATGCCGTGAACAGCAGGGCCAGGGTGAAGGCGGCGGTGACGCCGATGATGATCCAGGTGTTCATCGGTGCATCAGGCACCGCGCGGGTACCTCTCCGGCCTTCTCGAACTTCCATATCCCGCAGGGGGCGGACGTCCACGCCCAGATCCCCAGGGAAACGAGGACGGCGAGGATGGTCAGCAGGGCGATGGCCGTCGGGCGGTCGTCCTTCGGTCGAGGACTCACGGGCAGACCCTTCCGTTTTCCAGGAACGCCTCCCAGGTGAGCGGGAAGTGCTCGGCGAAGGCGGCCTCCATATCCATGGCGACCCGCTCGATCTCCTCCTGCGGGAAGGAGGGGAAGGTGGCGAACTCGCTCTTCGTCCGCAGGCTGAGGAAGTGCATCAGCGAGCGGGGGTTCGCCGTGGCGTAGAAGGAGGTGAACATGCCGACCGGCAGGACACTGCGGGCGACCTCGCGGGCGACGCCATCGCTGAGCATCTGCTGGTAGTGGCTGTACGCGGCGCGGTAGATGACACCGAAGGAGTGCTCGACCGACAGGTACTGCTGCTCGGTGCCGTGCTCGAAGGAGTACTCGCCGGCCTTGCCGACCTGGACCAGCGGGCGGTGCGCCGGAGGCATGTAGAAGACCGGCTCCAACTCCCGGTATCTGCCGCTGGTTTCGTTGAAACTCCAGCCGATCCTGTGCCTCATGAACTCGCGGGCTACGAAGATCGGGGCCTCGACGAGGAAGGACATCTGGCCGTGCTCGAAGGGGCTGCCGTGGCGGCCCTTCATCAGGTAGTTGATCAGGCCCTTGGCTTCCTTGGTCACCGCGGCGGCCGACCCGACGGTGGAGACGCGGGCGGCCTGGCAGATCTTCGCGTCGGAGCCGGCGATGTTGTCGGCATCGAGCGTCGCGGTGATCGTGTTGCGGAAGGTGACGGCCGCCGGCGCGGCCAAGGTATTAAGCGACATGTGGTGTCAGTCCCCTTCGTGGGCTGTGTAGGCGGTGAGTGGTACTGCGAAGCGGGGGCCGTCCGGGGTCTCGATCTCCCCTCCGGCGGCGAGGGCTTCCTTCTTGCTGATACGAAACACCATTCTCCGAGGGTTGTCAACGTACTCCAACCAATCGCTTGACAACCTGATTACGGGAACCTCGTACTCCAGGTCGTACAGCACATAGCCCTGCCACCGGACGGACTGCTCCGAGACGCCGACGTGCTGGTACAGGCGCAGCAGCCAGTCGAACTGACCCGCCTTGTACACGCTCTCGCCGCGTCGGATGTAGACCGGCTCACGGTGGTTGGACAGGCACGTCCGGGGCGCCCCGGCCCGGAAGGAGGGTCGCCACTCCCACGGCGGCCGGGGCTGCTCCATGCGCGTCGCCTTGCGGCGTACGGTCCTCATGCGTTCATCCGTCCTGCGCGTGCCTCGCGGTCTCCACGGCCGACGCGGCGGGTCAGTTCCCGGGACAGGAGGGTGTTGCGCAGCTCGGCGCTGTTGTGCAGGGCCTGGAGCATCTTGCGGTAGGCGTACGCGGCCGTCTTAGCATCCTGGGCTTCGACGTACTCCGGGTCCTCGTAGGCCATCGCCTTGGCCTGCGTGACGGTCTTCTGGCCGGCGTTGCGGACGGCGGACAGGGCCTTATGTGCTTCGAGTGTGTCGCCGCAGGACTTTTCGTCCACCTCCGCTGCTGCCAGCCGGCTGCCCGTGTACTCCACCCACGCTGTCGTCCTGGCGAACAGGCTCATCAGTTCGCCGTCGGCGAGTTCGGTGGGATCCGCTGGCAGTTCGGGGGCGTCTCCCTCCGGCTTCGGAGGCAGGTACAGGTCGTCCCGCTCCATCCGGCGTATCGCCTTCTGGCTGGGGGTCTGGACTGCTTCCCAGCCCTTCCGTGCTACCGCTCGTGTCATTGGTGGTGGTCTCCCAGCAGTGGGTGAAGAACGGGCATTCGGTCTTGCAGACCTTCTTGTCCTGGCCGCAGAAGTCCGGCCGCGGCGGTGGCTTGCCCTTCTTCAGGGCGTACTTGATGTCGAGGGCGGTCTCGAACAGCGGCTCGGCGATCTCCGGGTTGTACTTGACGACGAACTCCTTGGTCGCCTGCGTCGCCTTGTACTCGTAGAGGAAGATCACCTTGTCGAAGTCAAGGCCCATCTCCTGGCACAGCCGGAGGTAGATCTGGGTCTGTCGGATGTGGCTGCCGAAGGGACGCCGCAGCGCCTTCCACAAGCCGTCCAGATCGACGACCGTCTTACCGTCCTCCGTCTTGACCGTGAACTGCTTCAGCAGCTCGGGGTTGTCGAACCGGACGGTGCCCAGGCCGATGCTCTTGATCTCGACGAGGGCTTTCAGGTCCTCGATGGCGCCGTCCTCATGGCCGGCGATCAGGAACTCCGCCTCGGCCTCGACGGGTACCTCGCGGTACTCCAGGTGCTGGCGGGCGTCGCAGTGCTCGCAGTGCAGGACACCGCCGGTGGCCACCCTCGTCCAGCCGCACTCACCGCAGCGCCACTTGCCCCACAGCCGGCCCATGTCCTGGAGCCACTTCTGCCACTTCGCGTGGATCATGTGACCCTCGGCGAAGACGCCCTCCAGTTGCGCGGAGAAGGAGCGGCCCTTCTCGGGGGAAACCCCCGCCAGCCTGTAGTAGGTCTGGCGGGGGCACCAGTCGGCTTTGGCCATCTCCGAGGGGTGGATGATGTCCTGGCGCCGGTCAGTCGGTTTGCCGTGCTGGTCGAGCAGGTGCCTGTGGATGTCACCCAGCAGCAGGGACGTGCTCTTCTTCGTCTCCGCCAACTGCGCCATCTTCCCCGTCGGCTTCGTCGTCTTCCGGCGGGAGCCGGTCTGGCCAGACGGCTTCGATGTCCTCCCGGCTCGGGGCACGGTCGTAACTCCATTCGTTCTTGGGGACGAACCTCCTGATGTAGGCCCGCTCCAGGACGGTCAGGCCGCCCCAGACTCCGTAGTGCTCGTTGTTGATCAGTGCGAAGGACAGACACTGTTCGCGCAGGGGGCACACCCTGGCGGTATAGGTGCCGTTGCAGATGTGCTTGGCCTCGGACTCTTCTCCGGTGCCGTCACCGAAGAAGTCGTCGTGGTCTCTCGTCGGCCGGAACTTCCGGCAGGAGGCTTCCTTGTTGGGATTGCCTCCGCCGTCCCACTCGGGGGCGTTCATCCGCAGGTGCATTACCACGACAGCACCTCGTCGGGGTCGACGTCGGGGAACGCCTTGGTATTAAGCGTGAGGAATGTTTCCTCGCTCATCACGATCCAGGTCCTTCCGCTGTCCATCTGGATCCCGAAGAGCATTTCCCTGCCGTCGAGGAGGGCCTGTTTCTCTGCGGTCTGTAGTTCTGCGTCCTTGAGGGCGTACTGCTTCTTGCCGGTGACCTTGTACTCGACCGAGTACTCGGGGGTCCGTACGTCGTTCTTGCGGACCCATCCGTTTCCGCTACCCGCGTTCACCGTCCCGCCGAGGAGTTCCGCTCCCCGCCTCTCCTGCTTCTGGGATTTCTTCAGCATGTCCGCCATAGGACTTCTCCAGGAGGTTGGCGAGGATCAGGAACTTCTTGTGGGAGCGGTCCTGGCGTCGGGAGTACCTGACGCCGAGGACCACGACGTAGACGGCCGCGAAGGCCAGGAGGGAGAGCAGGGCCACCATCAGGCGGCCTCGGTATTAAGCGCCTCGTCCTCGGGCTTGGGCCGCCGGCTGACGGTCTTCTTGCCGGCCGTCTCGGCGGCGTCCAGGTCCTCTTCGGAGATGGACCGTTCGTCGACCTTCTTGGAGGCGACGAGGATCTTCTCGTACAGGGACTCCTGGAGGTCCAGGTCCTGGCGGATGTGGTCGAGCATGGGGTCCTTGCCCTGCCAGCGCAGGACCGGCTTGCCCTTGTCGTCGTACTCCCCGGTCTCGATCTGGAAGTAGGCGCCCTTGCGCTGGATGACGTCGAAGAGGATCCCCATGATCATGATTTCCTTCACGGTGTCGTAGTCACCGCGAGCGAAATTCAGGAAGGGAGCCGAGCGGAAGTAGAAGTCGACGGTCGCGGTCTGCTGCGGGGCCGCCGACTTGTTCTTGATGGTCTTCACCTTGATGACCTGGCCCACGTTCACCTTGCCCTTTCCGGGCCGGGACTCCTGGATCCATTCGTCGCGCCGGACTTCGACCCGGGTGTAGTAGGCGTAGTTCTTGGCGTTTCCGCCCGGGGTCGTGGTCGGCGTGCCGTGCGGGGAGAATTTCCCGATCGCATCCCTGTACTGATTGATGACGATCCCCAGCAGCGGCCGGTCCTCGGGGTCCGTCATGGACCGCTTGGTGGCCGCCCCGCTCTTGCGGAAGAACTTGCCGGTGAGGCGGGCACCGAGCGCCATGGTCGCCTCATCCATGTCCTTCTCCTGCTCCTCGTCCGCGATCAACGCGGGGTAGGAGTCGAGGACGATCATGTCGACGGAGCGGCTGGAGGCGAAGTCGAGCATGGTCTGGTAGGCGAACTCCATGGCCTGCGTGGGGACCACCAGGACGCGCTCGTTGTCGACGCCGAGGGCCGCGGCCTGGTCGACGTCGTAGTGCTCGGCCGCGATCCACAGGCAGGTGAAGTTGGGGTCGCGCTTCTGGTTGGCCGCGACCGTCTTGTAGACGATGGCCGTCTTGCCGTGAGACTCGCGGCCGATGACCTCCACCCATTGGTTGCCCGGCCAGCCTCCGCCGAGGGCGATGTCGAGGGAGAGGGAGCCGGAGGTGAAGCGCTTGGCGACGCGCATCTCGGAGGCGAAGCACACGGCGCCCGGGTGCTCCTTGTTGATCTTCGCGATGAGCGCGAGGGCTTCCTTGTCGGGGCCACCCGCGCAGGTATTAAGGGGCATGTGGTGTGGGTTCCAATCCCGTAGTCGAGAAGACGTAATGAAGAACCGGTAGTGCAAATACCGTAATCGGTGCCGCACTACCGGTCCACTCATGTATCAACTAGTCAGAGCAAGATCTTTTAAGGAATCTTGCGAGGCCAGGGCGGTAGCGGGCGCGCACCCTTGCCGTCCCACGGAGCCAGCCACTGCTGCTCGATGAGCAGGGTCGCGAGGTCTCGCCCGTCGGGCAGGGTGACCGACGCCAGGTACCGGCCGCCGTACTTGTCGGGCTCGACGTCACGGCCGGCCTTGTACGAGCGGATGACGACCCGGCTGCCCAGGGGCAGGAGGGCGGACAGGTTGGCGTGTGCCTCCTCGCCGCCCACGTCCTTCAGTTCCCGCGCGTTGCCGCCGTACAGGCGCACGTGGAAGTCGTGCCGCCAGGTGTCCAGGCCGAGGTCCAGGTCGACGGTGATCGTGTCTCCGTCGTGCACGTCGGTGACGACGGCGTTGTACTGGTACATCAGGCGCTCACCAGGTCCACGTCCTCGCACCCGCCGTCCGCCGAGCAGGCCAGCGACTGGCTGCCGGTCGTCTGGTCGTACGTCTCGTAGAACGCCAGGTCCGACCACTCCACGCGGTAGGTCTTCGCGGTCAGCGCCTCGTACTCCTCCTCGGTGACCTCCTCATACGGCGCCTGGACATACGTGTGCTCGCTGTACGGGAGAAAGGAGACGCCGGAGATCTCGTCCAGGTGGGACCACACCCACTCGCCGACCGCGTCCCACTCGTTCTCGCGCACGGAGATGGTCACCGACGGCTTGTGCTCGCACCAGAACCGCTGATACGCCAGCCACACCTCCAGGTGCTCGACGGCCGTCACGTCCTCACGGACGAGAGCCCCCGCGGCGGCCCGCTGCGGGAAGGTGAACACCCACGCGGAGGAGTTGTAGGAGTCCTCCTCGTGCGGCACGCCGGCGTCGGTGAGCACGAACGCGACAGGGTCCTTCTTGTCCACCCGCACCCGGCGCTTGTAGAACTTCGCGTGCTTCTGGTGCAGGCCGGACTCGCAGTCGACCAACTGGGACACAGTGCCGCTGGGCTTGTTGCAGGTGGTCGCGGCCGAGGCCGGGATACCGATGCGGGCGGCCTCGGCCCTGTTGGCGTTGACGACCTCCTCACGCAGGCCGGCCAGCAGCACCTCGGTGGCCTTCAGGTTGATCGTGCCGTTGGTCCACACGTTGCCGTAGACGCCGGTGAGGCTGACGCCCAGCAGGCGCTCCTCCTCCGCGTTCTGCTTCCACTCGTCGCGCAGGTACGGGAAGTCCGTCAGCGTGCTCTGCCACGTGCCCAGGACGGACGCGAGGTGCACCTTGCGGGCCAGCGTCTCGGGGGTGTCCGTCTCACGGACGACGACCTCGGAGAGATTACAGAAGGAGAACGGGCGCAAAATTATCTCGCTACACGGGTTGGTCCCGTAGTCCGTGTCCTGCTCCCGGCGGCCGTACTTCGCGGCCTGACGCTGGGCAGCGCCGCGGTGGAAGATGCCACGCTCACCGGAGCCGGAGGCGACCAGCGAGTCCCACTCCGTGCTGAACTCCTCACGGCTCATGCCGTCGCTGTAGACGGCCGAGTTGTTCGCCAGGGCGCGGTACGGGTGCTCGACCCACCACTCCCCGCTCTTCGCCTGCGCCATCTCCTGGTCGTCCAGGTCGCTCAGGCTGATCATCGCGGACCGGCGGACACCCCCGACGACCACGACGGACGCGATCTTGCAGGCGATGTCGTGGACCTCGATCGGCCGGAACTTGCGACCGGCGGCCTGGTGGAACTTCTGCACGGTGAAGGCGAACAGGTCGTCCAGCGGACCGGGGCCGGAGGCTCGCCCTCCGAAGGTATTAAGCCGGGCCCCGGCCGGACGCACCTTGGACAGGTCCCACTGCCGCACCTCGCCCTGCCACAGACCCTCCAGCAGGGACCGGAACGCGTAGCCCCAGCCCTCCTTGGAGTCCTCGACCACGATCACGTCGGCCGCGGCGCGCAGGGTGTCCGGGACCGCAGGCAACTGGTCGGTGTACTGCTTCTCGACCGAGTAGCCGACGCCCGTGCCGTTCATGAGGACGTACAGCAGCTCGTCCAGCGCGCGGGCGTCCTTCAACGGGAGATATGAACAGTTGAAGCCGGCGATGTTCGAGCGGTCCAGGGCGGCGCCGGCCGTCATGACGGCACGCATGGACGGCATGACCTCGTGCGTGAGGATCGCCTCGTGGATCTCGTCGACCACGGCCGCGTCGGGGATGTAACCGTGCTTGTCCTTCAACTGGCCGAGCATGAAGGACACGTAGCGGGCAACGGTCTCGGACCAGGTCTCGCGACGGTTCTCGTCTTCGAGCCAGCGGGAGTACCGGCTTTTCGCTATGAAACTACGGTAAGGATCTGCAATGTCACCGGTAGTAGTGAGCAGGGAGGTCACCAGGGATTCCATTTCGTGTGATGCGACAGGGAGGAGGGGCGCTAGACCGAGCCGTCGGCCTTGATGATCGCGCCCGGGTTGTAGTTGCTCCGGCCGCCCAGACCACCGGAGGCGATCTGCTTGGCGGGCGTGGCGGGTCCGTCTCCTCCGCTGCCGGACGGCAGGCCAGCAGTGGTCTGCTGGAAGCGCGGGTTGTAGCCGCACTCGTAGCACTGCGCCATGGCGTTGGGCTGGCCGACCGGGCGGAAGTAGTTCGAGCCGCCGCAGTCCGGGCAGTGTGTGTCCTGCTTGGCCACCATGGCGCGGGCCGGTGCACGGCCCTCGGTATTAAGTGGCACTGTCTGCTGGGCCGGCTGCTGCGGGGGGTAGGGCTGCGGCTGCGGAGGCGACCACCAGGGCCCGCCAGGCTGCTGCTGCGCAGGGGCGGGGGCCGGGGCGGCCGGTCGGGCCGCCCCCAGTTTGTTAGCCCAGAAGTTCGTCACCGAACTGCACTCCGTTCGCGTACTCGATGATTCCCATGTCGAGGAGATTGGCGAGGACCGCCACCACTCCGGCCCGGACGACGACGGAATGATGCCGCTGAAGAAGTGCAGCGGTTTCCTCGTCCACGGATTTTCCGGAGTTAACCAGCATAGCCGAGGCGGTAATGCCAGAAACTATTGGAATGAGCAGCGCTAGCATTTCCTTCAGGGGTGTCAGCGCGTCGATCCGGTCGTGGCTGGCGGCGTGCTCCATGTCGGAGACGTCCTTGCTGTCTGGGGTGAGTCCCATGAGCGGGATCAGCCCCTCGACCTCTCCGCAGGGCACGATGTCCCAGGCCAGCCGCTTGGTGAGCATCTGCGGGGTGTAGATGTCGACCTGGAGGTCTTCCCCCTCGGTATTAAGCGCGTCGAGGGGGTCGTCGTCCCTGTTCTTCCTGCTGAAGATTCCCATTACTTTGCCTCCGACCAGCGGTCCACGATTTTCACGTCCGACGAGAGCGGGACGCGCAGGAGTTTCTGGATGTCCTCGCCGAGCATGGCTTCCTTCACCAGGACTGCAGCTTCCTCGGCCCGGTTTTCCGGAGCGAGGACCACGAGTTCGTCGTGGACGGACAGAATCAGGCGAATGTCGTCCGGCAGGATGTTGTTAAGCCGGATCATTGCCAGCTTGATCAGGTCGGCCGCGCTCCCCTGGATCAGGGAGTTCACGGCCTGGCGCTCGGCACCCATCCGCAGGCCGTTGTTCGACGAGAGGATGAGCGGCAGCCGGCGCTTGCGGCCGAGGAGGGTGCGGATGTAGGGCGGTCGCCGCGAGCGGCAGACCCTGACCACTTCCTCCTTGAACTTGTAGATCTCCGGGAACAACTTCTGGTGCATCTCCATGAAGCGCTTGGCTTCCTTGACGGAGATCTTCGCCATGCTGGCGACCTTGTCGGGGCCGGCGCCGTACACGACGGCGAAGTTGATGCCCTTGGCGACCTGCCTGAAGTCGATGCACTCGCGGTCGCCGGCCTTGACCCTGCGCACGAACTCCTGCGGGTCGATCCCCATGAGGGCCGCGGCGGTCGCCGAGTGCGGGTCGACGCCGTTGTGGAACCCCTTGTAGAGGTCACCCCGGCCGATGAAGTGCGCGAGGACGACGAGTTCGATCTGTCCGTAGTCCGCGACGACCAACTTGTAGCCGGCCGGCGCGACGAACAGGCCTCGGATCCTCTTGCCCAGCTCGGTGTCGGGGCGGGGGATGTTCTGGAGGTTGGGTTCCCGGCAGGAGAAACGTCCGGTGACCGTGCCGTACTGGACGAAGTCCGCGTGGATGCGGCCGTCGAAGATCCTGCACGGCTTCTTCGGGTCGCCCTCGACACCGAGGTAGGACAGCGGGTAGTCGAGCAGCTTCGAGACTTCCGCGTACTCCAGCAGCTTCTGGACGACGGCGTTGCTCTCGTGCTTCTCCAGGGACGCCGCGTCGGTGCTGTAGTCCTTCCACTCCAGCGTCTGGCCGCTGTCTCTCTTCTTCTTCCCTCCGTCGGTCGGCTTGGTGGGCTTGAGGCCCTGGCCGCCCTCCTTCTTGGGCGCGTACAGCACCTCGGCCTTCTGAGCCGGGGCGTTCAGGTTGAACTGCTTGCCGGCCGCGCGGTAGATGTCGGCCTCGATGTCGACTAGCCGGGCGGACATGTCCTGGACCAGCTCGCGCATGGCGTCCTCGTCCACCGGTGCGCCGGTGATGCCCATGTCCAGCAGGACGCCCAGGACGTCCTCCTCCAGGCGCCGGACGTGGGTCAGGCTCTGCTCCTGGATCTGCTTCTGGTAGCGCTTCCAGAGCAGCCAGGTGTACTTGGAGTCCATGTACGCGTAGTGCGCGACCTTGCTGAAGGGGTGGGCCTCGACCTGCTTGCCGACGCCCTCCTGGTCGTAGTCGACCTTGTAGTAGCGCTTGATCAACTCCTTCAGGCCTTTTTGCTTCATATTTTCGTCCAAGAGCCACTGCAACACGATGGTGTCCGAGTACTCCGGCGGTGCGATCTCGCCCCAGTACTTCGCCGTGCTGATCAGGTCGAACGTGGCGTTGTGTGCGATCTTGATCTTGTCTTCGGCGAAGAACAGCGGGCGCAGGATGCTGAACACCTCGCTGGGCAGCATCTGCTCCGGCGGGGCGTCGTAGACGGCTGCGATGGCGTCGAACTTGCCGGTCAGGCGGTTCTTCTTGCGGGTGGCCTTGCTGATCAGGACGTCGCCGTTGGGGTGGCCGAAGGGGATGGCGTAGGCCATGCCGTCGGCGGCCAGGGACAGCCAGTTGGCGACGTTCTGCGTCGGGACGTTCCTGTTGGCGCCGAACGTCTCGATGTCGAATGCGAAGGCCGGGCGCTCCATGAAGCGCTCGACCACGGTATTAAGACGGTCAGGGGTCAGGATGACGGAGTTGCGGATCTTCATCGGACGACGACCTCGTGGGCGGTTTCGATCCAGACGTGCGCGCCGCAGTCGAGCGGCTGGTCCGGGCGGTAGACGACGCGGGCGACAACGCGGCCGGCCTCGTCGAGGATGGCGACGTCGTTGCCCTTGCGGTTCTGCTTGTAGTCCTTGGCGGTGATGACCGGCAGGCGCTCGTCAGGGGACGCGTCGGCCTTCCTGTTCGCCCGGATGTGGTGCTGGTTGATGTGGATGCGTGTGGTGACCACGGCGGCCTCCTGGTGGTGTGGTGGGGAAGCTGAGGGGGAGGCCCCAGACAGCGCTGGAGCCTCCCCGGGGTCCGCTAGTCGTTCAGGATCTCGCGGACCAGGGTCTTGAGTTCGTTGCGCCGGGTGACCTGGAGGATGCTCTCGTCGTAGGCCTTGGCGTCGAACTCCTCCAACTCCTCCTCACCCAGGGGCTCGATGTCCCAGTCGTCGAGGAGGTCACGCTCCTTGACGGGGGTGATGTAGTAGTTGGTCTTCTTGTTCTTGGTCTCGCGGCGGACGCTGAAGTAGAGGTCGTCCCGGTTGATCGGGGCCGTCTTCTTGTCCTTGCTGTAGTTCTTCAGGATGTCCGCGACCATCGGGCCGACCTGCCAGACCTTGATCTGCGGGTCCTCGGGGTCGGTGAAGTCGATGACGTTGAACGCGATCTGCTGGGACGGCTTGTCGCCGGCGTCGTCGCACAGCGGGCAGTTCTTCTCCAGGCAGGTGAAGGACTTCTTGCCGGACCGCTCGATCCAGTGCTGGAGGAAGACCAGGAACGGCTCCTCGTCGAGGAAGTGGACGATGACGGACTCGCCGCTCGCCTTGAAGTTGTCCGGGAAGCCACTGCTGGCCTGCTTGGTCTTCTCGTAGGAGCCCCAGCCCTTGCCGCCGACCTTCGGGGCGGGCTCGTCGTCCTGGTCGTCTTCCTGGGGACGGCGCGAGCGGCGGGAGGACGTGTCGGCGTCCTCGGTATTAAGTCGTCGGGAGCCGCGGCGGGAGCCGCGGGCCGGCGCCTCGTCCTCCTCCTCGGTGTAGCCGTGCTCGTCCTCCGGCTCGTCGGCCGGGGAGTAGGCCTCAGTGTCGCGGGCGGTGCGGCGGCGGGTCAGGGTGCGGGGCATTCAGTTCTCCTGCTGGTAGAGATGGATGTACGAGGCGGCTTCGCCCGTGTTGAGTCGGGCTTCCTCGATGTCGGCCGAGAGGGCCTTGCCGATCTGGTCCGCGGCGATCTTGTCGAGATCGTCCAGGGTGCGTGCCTTGGGGAAGTCGTCGGTGGAGATGTCGACCTCGTAGCCGAACTCCACCCACTCGAAGTTCCCCATAGACACGTGGTGCTTCTGGCTCTTGACGATCCTCACTCGTCGCCCGCCAGCCGCTTGAAAAGGTCGATGACCCGCGCGGTGAACTGGGTGCCCTTGATGGGCTTCTGGTGGGAGACCAGGACACCCTCTTCGTGCGCGATGCGTACCATGCCCTCGACCTGGGCGCGGGTGTACAGGCGGCGTCGGCCGCGTACGTCTCCGTCCTTGCCCGTGGACTGGTAGGTGCTCTTCGGGATGATCCCCTCGCGCTCCCACTTCCGGATGGTCACGGGTCGCCGGCCGAGCGCGGTGGCGAGGTCGCCGACGGTGAAGAACTCCGTCTCGACTCCGCCCACCACGTACTTGCGGGGCTTGGCGTCCCATGCTCCGGGGTCGACCGCCGACGGGGCGGTCTCGGTATTAAGACGGTTGTGGTGACGTACCAGGGGGCGCGTCGATCCGGGGTAGTACTGCTGGCCGATGGCGGCGAACTGGTCGTCGATGGTGCTGGCGAGCGTGGACATGTGGTGGGCTCCTGTCAGCCGCGGATGGGCTTGAATGCGAAGGACACGTTCTCGACCCAGAGGGAGTCGAGTTCGTCGTCGCTGATGAGGCCTTCCTGGTTGAGGACGTACAACTCGTCCTGGTCCAGGACCTCCGTCTCGACGACGCGGAAGAGGCGGTCGCGGACGCCCTTGGCGGTGGCCAGGGTCTCGGCCTTCTCCTCGTCGAGGGACTGGGAGACGCGGCGCTCGCGCTTGACCTCGGTGAACGTCTGGCCGTTGACCTCGATGGGCGGGTCCAACTTCCAGAACTTGCTGCCCTTCTCGTCGACCTCTCCGGTCGAGTCGACGTGGGCGCTCACCTCGTCCCGCAACTTGTTCTTGCGGGTGACGATGTCCGCTTCCTGGAACTTCAGGGCCAGGAACTGTCTCGTCTTCTCCCAGGGCGCTCCCTGGTTGAGGGAGATGGGGCGTTCGGTTCGCTGGGTTGCTCGTCTCTGCACGGTAGCCATAGAGCGGGGGCTCTCTTTCTACGTAGTAGGTGGGCTGAGCAGGGTCGACTCTACCATTACGCGTTTGAAGAAGTCCATATGGATTACGCGTTTCTCAGTACGTGATCTCGTCGACCTGGACGTGGATCGACTGCCCGAGCCGGGTGGTGCGGGTGGCGTAGAGCCGGGCGCCCTGGTCGGTCTGGTCGGCGCGCAGGCTGGTCTCCTCGACGTCCTTGTAGACGGTGACGATGCGCTGGGCCGCGGGGTCGACGACGGCGACGATGTCGCCTCGGACGTGCCGCATCTGGCCGGGGTGCCGGCTGGAGGGGTAGGTGTGCTGGGGGCTGTTGGCGGCTTCCAGGATCTCCTGGGCGGACCAGCCCTTGGCCCGCGCCTGCTGCTGCGCGTGGTAGGTGAGGCGGTACTCGGCCGGGTCGCCCTTGGGGCCGGCGTTCCAGCAGATGCCGAGCGCTTCAGCGATGGTGGTCATTGTGTGGCTCCCGTCGTAGTTGTTCGGTCCTCTGTTCGAGTGGTGCTCCAGAGGGCGACTCTACGGAGAGCAATTATCGCTTGTCAAGCAGTACGTTTAGATCGCTTTACGGCCGCTACCAGCGGTCGACGACAGCACCACGGAGCACCAGGCGGACCGGGGTCAGGTCCCAGTCCTCCCGCTCTTCCGGTGGGCGTACGACGTCCTCCAGCCCCTCACGGAGCAGGACGTCGAGTGGGTCTTCTCGCATGCTTCGATAGTGACATGTCGGAAGTGCTTTACAACCACTCGACGTCCTGCATGGGATCCTGAAAGTTACGCCTCCAGGCACTGCGTCAGGGTCATGACGTCGTTCTCGATGCGCCCCTTCTCGTCCGCTCCGCGCCCGTCCGTGATGGCCGAGCCGACCCGCCGCTTGTGCGCCAACATCGCCAGCTTGCGTGGCTCCGTGGTGCCCGAGGTGATGGCGTTCAGGATGTAGATGTCCTCGAACTCGCTGCTCGCTCGGTTGTGCCGGGCGTTGATCTGATCTTGCTTGCCTGCGCTCCAAGCCAGGTCGTAGTTGATCAGGTAGTTGGCCATGTACAGGTCGGTGCCGAAGGCGCCGGCGTGGCTGGACAGGAACACCCGGCACTGTTCGTCGGACTCGAACCGCTGGGCGGCATAGGCCTTGGCCGCCGAGGACATGCGTCCGGTGTACGTGACGAACGATCCCTCCGGCAGCCTGTCCCCGATCAGGTCGAGCATGTCCGGGTTGACGCTGAAGACGATCACCTTGTTGCCGGGCACCGCCAGGATGTCCTCGATCGCCAGCGCCACGGCGTCCAGTTTCGGGGACGTGGTGACGTCGTCCAGGATCCCGCTCTGCCACACCTCGTAGGCGTACTTCGAGCCCGGCCACGTCTTCTTCTCGGCGCCGCGCGAGCGCGCCTCCTGGCTCTCCTCATACTGCTGCCCGGACTGAATGATCAGATCCGGGTGGTTCAGAAGCATGTCGAGCGCCTGCATGCGAGACATGATCTTGCCCTGCTGGCTGTTCTCGTTCGGGGTCTCCCCTCCGTGGTAGTGGGCGAACAGATCGAAGTCCGAGGTGTTGGGGCCCAGCGCCCGCAGCTCGGCCAGCAGGTCCGCGGAGATGGTCTTGTAGGCCTTCTTCGTCTTGGGGTCCATGGAGACCGGGATGACGGACTCCTGCACCTCTGGCAGGAACGGCCGGACGTCCTCGTCCAGCCGCGTCTTGCGGACCATCACGCCGGCCAGCTTGGCGTGCAGCACCGGCAGGTTCCTGTAGTTCTGCACGCCCCCGAACTTGTTGCGCACGATGTAGGTGCGGTCGAACAGGTCGAAGCGTCCCAGGACCTCGCCGTCGACCCACTGCATGATCGAGAACAACTCCTCCGGCTTCCCGTTCTCCACCGGGGTGCCGGTCATGCCGAACCGGTAGTCGGCCGTGAGCCGCTT